GGGCAAAAGCATGAACGTCACGATATATGTTAAATCTGGCTGCCCTAATTGCGTGACAGCCAAGAATCTACTCCAGTCTTTGAATCTTGAATACAAAGAGATAGATATTGAGACTGGTGACAGGTTTGCTAACTTTGTTGCGAATTACCCAGAAGCTAAACAAATGCCACAATGTTTTATTGGTGACCAAAGAGTTGGTGGTTTGGCAGGGTTACAGGCTGCTTTAAAGAAGTTAGGAATGACATGACACAGACAGAAGCACTCAAATTAGCATTGGAGGCGTTGGAGACTTGTGGAGAAGATGAACAAGGCCAAGGCTTTAATGACGCTTATGTAAAAGAAGCTATCACCGCAGTTGAAGCCGCACTAGAAGCGAAGGATGAGCCTGTTCCTGTAGCAATCGTAGAAGTGTTTGGAAAAGATTGGAGGCTTGATTACATGGCACTACCTGTTGGTAAACACAAACTTTACGCACAGCAGTACACCTACACCACCCCACCACAGCAAGAAGCGAAGGATGAGCCTGTGGGTTTGATTGAAAGCCTAAAGGACGCAAAACCATGCTGTGGTCAATATGAAACCTGTTGGAGAGCCTGTACTCCTCGCGGAAAGTTCATTGGTCAACGTGATGCACAGCGCAAACCGCTGACGGATGAAGAGATTCAAGACGCGCTGGAGGCTGAGTTTCTTGGGTGTGACGCAAAAAGGAATTGGCAAGACGACTTGCGAGTTGCCCGAGCCATCGAAGCCGCTCACGGCATTAAGGGGGAAAAATGATGCCATCAATCGATATGGGTGCGACTTTCTCAACCCATAGATTCAAGCTCTGTACCAAATGCGATACAGATAAACCACCAGAAGGCGGGATTGAAAATGGTCAAAAGTGGATATGCCAATCCTGTTGGTTAAAGAAAATCACAGGAGTACACCTCAAGCAAAACCGAATAGATGGAGGTAAACGTGGGTAAAGGAAGCGCACCAAGACCTTTCAAGGTAAGCAATGAAGAATACTCTAATCGGTGGGATGCCATCTTTGGAAAAGATAATGAGAAAAAAGACGAAACGCAAATTCTGGAATCTGATAAATCCCATACAGCACGCCATCGTGGGTGCATCGATAACCCACAGGGAGAAGTTGGACAAACTCCGAATGATGGAGTATTCCGCACTTGAGGCTATTACCAAGGGCAGAGGAACTATCCATGATTGGCGCACTCTTGTGGATGTACTAAACCTGTCAGAGACGATGGGCAGAGCAGGGGTAGGCCCAGAAGTTCTACCAATCTGCGAGAAGGCGCAAGCAAGCCTCCATAAAGCAGCAGGATACTATCAAACGACTATGCGTGTCATTTTAGATGCAGAGGGAATCCAAGCCTGTCGTGATTTGATTGAGTTCGCAGACTTGCAGCAGTCAAGTATCCCTCGAAGTGAGTTTGAGAGATACATTCAGAAAACAAAAGACTACATAAAGTCACGAGGTGATAAGGTGGTAGAAATTGAATAACAGTTTTACAAAGCATGAAAGACTACACTTAGCAAGGATTAAAGAGATGCCTTGTGGGGTATGTGGTCAGGCAGGGCCAAGCGATGCTCATCACATTAAACAGCATCACCAGTACCTGTGTATTCCACTTTGTAGAGACTGCCATCAAGGGCCACATAACGGAATTCACGGACAATCTAGGATTTGGTCAGTTATGAAACATGACGAAATGTCGGTTTTAAACGAAACACTTGCAAAACTTATTGGATAAGGCACAATATTCCTAACCAAGTTGCCATTTGGTTTTCTTAGAGAGATTGAGTTCTCTCTTTTTTTGTGCGAAAATGACACAAACTCCATGAGGATTGCCATGAGCGGCTTGTTAGAACCTTCAGTAAAAATCGAGATTGAGATACAAAACCAAGAGAAGAAGGGTGAATCCTGTCCTGTTGCGACAGGTGATGTAGCTGTCAATCTTGAGAATCGTGAGAAGGCGATTGAAAAGGCTAACTATGGCCCTATGAATCCCAACGAATCCAACATGGATTACTGGCGTGAAATCTCTCGTGCTTGGCGTATTGCCCCTGCACAGGCCAAGAAGTCTCGTTGCGGTAACTGCGCTGCTTTTATCCAAACACCTAAGATGCTTGCTTGCATCGAATCTGGTCTGGAGATGGGTGATACAGATATGGACGCATGGGAAGTCATTGATGCTGGTGACTTAGGTTATTGCGAGATGTTTGACTTTAAGTGTGCTTCTAAGCGTACCTGCGAAGCATGGATTAGTGGTGGGCCAATTACTCAGGAGAAAGACAATGGGAACAACGAATCAACAGGCTCTGGAGATGATGCAGAAGCTGATGAAGAAGCCTAAACCTATGCCTGTGCGTGGTGAGCGTACTGCAAAGAACAAAGCAAAGAAGCCTAAAAAATGAACGGCTTGTACGCTAACATTCATGCGAAACAAAAGCGAATTGAAGCGCAAAAAGCTGCTGGTAAAACTCCAGAGCGTATGCGTAAAGTTGGCTCGAAGGGTGCGCCAACTGCGTCTGCGTTTAAGCAAGCAGCTAAGACTGCTAAAAAGAAATGATTAAACGAGGCACAGAGCAGTTTTCTGGCTATAACAAGCCTAAGAAGACTCCTAACCATCCCACTAAGTCTCATGCTGTTTTGGCAAAGAGTGGTGATGATGTGAAACTAATCCGTTTTGGTCAACAAGGCGTAAAAGGCTCACCTGATGGCTCTAAGCGTAACGAAGCATTTAAGGCTCGTCACGCAGACAATATTGCCAAGGGTAAGATGAGTGCTGCTTATTGGGCTAACAAAGTTAAGTGGTGAAAAAACAACAGTTAGTAGATTAACTTAACCTTGACCAACCCTAGAGGAGTCAAACATGATTGAAAAACAATCAAACATTTCATCTCGTGGTGGAGCGAGAGAAGGCGCAGGAAGACCTAAAGGAAGTCTTGATAAGGGCAATGCAATCCTTAGAGAGATGATTCTGGAGGCTTTAGAAGGCGCAGGTGGCGTTTCTTATCTCATAGATAAGGCAGAGAGCCATCCACAGGCGTTCATGGGACTAATCGGCAAAGTCTTGCCACTCCAAGTAACTGGAGAAGAAGGTAAAGACATTCAGATAAGCGTCCAATGGGCAAAGTAATCGAGATTCCTTACGCACCCAGAAAACAACAGCTTGCTATCCATGAACTGATGGACAGTAAGCGTTTTGGTGTTGTTGTTGCTCATAGGCGCATGGGCAAAACTGTCTCTGCAATAAACCATCTAATCAAGGACGCTATCCTCAATCAGAAGGAAGCGCCTAGATACGCATACATTGCACCTACCTATGGGCAAGCTAAACGAGTGGCTTGGGACTATCTCGTTAAGTATGCTGACCCACTAGGAGGCTCTAGCAATATCTCTGAGTTGCGAGTTGACTTCTGGGGTAGGCGTATTCAGTTATATGGCTCAGACAATCCAGAAGCATTGCGTGGTCAATACTTTGATGGAGTAATCCTAGACGAGATTGGAGACCAGAATCCTAAGATTTGGACAGACATTATTAGACCTGCACTAGCTGACAGAAAAGGTTGGTGTATGTTCATTGGTACACCCAAAGGTCACAACCACTTTAAAGAACTGCGAGACAGGGCAGAAACTGAGGATGGGTGGGGTTTGCTAGAGTTTAAAGCCTCCGAGACAGGGGTAGTTGACGAGGTAGAACTTAAGGCTGCTCGTAATGAGATGGGTGAGGATAAGTACCGCCAAGAGTTTGAATGTAGCTTTGACGCTGCTGTAGAAGGCTCTTACTATGGTCAAATCCTCAATGAACTCGAAGACAAGCACCATATGCAAGAGATTCCCAGAGAGGAACTAAGCCGTACCTTTACAGCTTGGGACTTGGGTATGGGTGATTCAACTTCTATCTGGGTTGCTCAGTTAGTAGGTACTGAGGTGCGTCTAATTGACTACTACGAGAATCATGGTGTTGGACTAGACCACTATGTGAAGTGGATTAGGGATAATGACTATGCCAAAGCAGAGCATATTTTGCCCCATGACGTTAGGGTCAGAGAGTTAGGTTCTGGAAAGAGCCGACTAGAAATGCTTGAGGAAGCAGGGTTAGAAATCAAGATTGCCCCAAGAATGGGGTTAGATGATGGTATTCAAGCGGTAAGGCGACTATTGCCAAGGTGTTGGTTCAATGTTCCTAAAGTCCAGACAGGGCTGAACTGCCTGAGAAACTATCGCAGAGATTACGATGAGAAGCGTAAGATTTTCTATGAGCGCCCATTGCATGACTGGTCATCGCATGGCTCGGACTCATTCCGCTACTTAGCCCTTGGACTTGATGAAGGTCACAGTACATGGTCTAAACCGATTAACCAAACACCGAAATGGATTGTCTGATGTATTTAGAGCGTCAAGGTACTAATTTAGCACCTAAAGTAAAAGAACTTGAATTAAGAATCGAAATGTTGGAAAATGTCATTAAGGAGTTAAAATCGGACAAACCCCGAATGGGACGCCCTCCAAAGGACAAAAATGCAACAGAACGAACTGAAGTCAATCCTCCAAGCTGAGATTGATGATGCTATTGGCTACATTGAAACTGAAACTGTTGACCAGCGCAAACAGGCTCTGGAAGCGTATCTCCGACAGCCATATGGCAATGAAGTTGAGGGTAAATCTCAGATTGTTACTGGAGAAGTAGCAGAAGCGATTGATGGTGCGTTACCTAGCTTAGTTCGTATTTTCACAGGCTCAGATAATATTGTTATCTTTGAGCCACAAGGCCCGCAAGACGAAGCGTCTGCCAAGCAAGCTACTGATTATTGCAATTGGGTGTTCTTGCGTGACAACGAAGGTGTAGCCATTCTGCATGACTGGTTCAAAGATGCCCTGATGCAGAAGAACGGCATCCTAAAAGCATATTGGGAAAACAAAGAAGACATTACAAAAGAGCGTTACTTTGACTTGTCTGATGACGAGTTGGCAATGCTGATGAGTGATGAAAGCATGGAAATTGTCGAGCAAGATACGACAGAGTTTCCAATCTATGACCCAATGGGTCAGCCAGTCCTTGACCCAACTGGTATGCCAGTCATGGGTTCTACGCACAATGTCGTAGTCCAAAAGCGTAAGAAATCAGGCAAAGTCACGATTGAAAATGTTCCTCCAGAGGAGTTCTTGATTAGCAAGAAGGCTCGTACTATTGCCGACAGCCCATTCGTAGCACATCGTCAAATGTTGACTCGTAGTGACTTGATTGCTATGGGTTTCAACAAAAAGCAAGTTGAAGGCTTGCAGATGGATGATGCACTAGCCTACACACCAGAGCGAGTTGCTCGTTACTCTGCTGGTGAGCAACCTTACCAAGTGCAGACTGATGACCCATCAATGCAAGAGATTGAGGTCTTTGAGTGCTATGTAAAGACTGACATGAATGGCAAAGGTATTGCTACTCTGACTCAGGTTTTCTACGCTTCAAACGAGATTCTCCAAGATGTAGATGGTAAGGAAGCTGTTGAGGAAGTGGACTATGTTCCTTTCCATTCAATCTGCCCAATCCCAATTCCACACAAGTTCTTTGGCAACTCACTTGCTGACAGAACAACTGACTTGCAACTGATTAAGACTACTATCACTCGTCAGATGTTGGATAACTTATATCTGACAAACAATGCACGAGTAGTTGCTGTTGAAGGTCAGGTAAACCTTGATGACTTGCTTACATCTACCGCTGGTGGTGTGATTCGTGCCAAGTCACCTAATGCTGTTCAACAACTGGTTGTTCAGAATGTAGCATCTCAGGCTTTCCCAATGCTTCAGTACTTGGATACAGTCCAATCTAAGCGTACTGGTGTATCTGATGCTTCACAAGGTCTTGACCCTGCTATCTTGCAGAATGTCACAGCAGCAGCAGTTGCCTCGATGCAACAAGCTGGCGCAGGTAAGATTGAACTGATGGCTCGAATCTTTGCAGAGACTGGTGTTAAGTCTTTGTTCCAAGGCATCTTGCATCTGCTTTGCAAATACCAAGACAAGCCTCGTTTGGTGCGTATGCGTGGTGAATTCGTAGAGTTTGACCCTCGTACATGGGCTAACCAATACGATGTGGCTATCAATGTTGGGTTGGGTGCTGGTAACCGCCAAGAGCAGATGGCTATGTTGTCAATGGTTCTGGCTAAACAAGAGCAGTTGATTGCTCAGTATGGCCCTGCCAATCCTTATGTCTCCCCTGCTCAATATCGTTCTACCTTGGGACGCATGGTTGAGATTGCTGGCTTTAAGGATTCTGCTGAGTTCTACAAGCCAATCACACCAGAGCAAGACCAGATGCTCTCGAATCCTCCTCCACAGCCACAGCAAATGCCTCCAGAAGTGCAAGCAATCATGGCTCGGACACAGGCTGAGATTCAAGCTAACCAAGCTAAAGCACAAGCTGACATTCAGTTGAAGCAACAGCAACAACAGATTGACATGGAGATGGCACAACAGAAGGCTGCTCTTGAAATGCAATTGATGCGTGAAAAAGAAGCTGCTAAGTTGATGCTTGAGCGTGAGAAACAACAGGCTTACTTTGCTATGAAGCAACAAGAGTTTGAAGCAGAAGCCCAATTGAAAGCGATGAAAATTGGTGCTGGCATTACATCCAATGTAGAGATTAAGGGATAAATCATGGCATCAGCAGCATTAGATTGGGCATTGGCAAATGGCATTAGCCAAGACCAGTATTATCAAAACATCTTTGATTATGTGAATCAGAATCGTGGTTTGAATGATGTTCAACTACGAGCAGAAATGGACAAACTAGGTGTTAGTCCACAAGATGTGGCTGCTGCAACTGGTGTTCCTTTGGCTGGCGTTCAGACTCGATACAACGTAGCTGACGAGGGTACTGGTGGCTATGTTGCGCCTACAAATGTTGGCACTTCTGTTGGTCTAGCATCTGGCTTGGCAAGTGGTATGACACAAGCGCAGATTGATAAAAACATTTTTGATTTTGTTAATAACAATCGTGGCTTGAACGATGTTCAATTGGCTGCTGAGATGGACAGATTGGGCATTAGCCCTAATGATGTTGCTCGTGCTACTGGTGTTAGCTATGAAAGCGTAGCAGGACGATACAACGCTGCTAAAACAGGTAAAGTTGGTGGTACTGGTAACACAGCGATTACTGACATTTTTACTCAGTACATCCCAACAACTACGACAACAAAAATTCCAGTAACAAATACTGCTGGTACTAATCAAACATTTACATTTGACCCTGCAAAAGTTAATCAACCAAATGTAACTGCTGGTCAACTGCGTGAGTTGTTCCCATCATTCGCAGAATCTAAGCGTTTGGCAGGTGAGATGGTTGCTAATCGTCCATCTACACAAAGCATTGTGAACATGATTCAAGGTGTTACACCTACAACTAGACCAACATCTACAGTTGCTGCGCCTACTGGATTGATGGACGCATGGAAAACAGCAGAATCATCTGGCAACTATGGTGATGTGGCTAATATGCTCAAAGGTTTAACTACTGCTGACTTGCGTAACTATGGTGCATCTGATGCAGATATTGCCTACATTACATCTCGTCCACAAATAGCAGGTATGTTCCCAACTGCAACACCTGCTGGTGGTTCTCCATCGTTGAACAATGTGTTGAGCATGATTTCTAAGTGAGAACATAATGAACTATCAAGAACTGATTAGTTTAGTTGGTGGAAGCAATCCTCAGAGTGCTACTTATGAGGACATTGTTTCTGGCATCCAGAGCCAGTATCGTCCACAGACTCAGTTTGCGCCTACTCGTTCATTGCTAGACTCAATTGGTGCATTAGTTCCTGACCAACCAAGAATTGCCTATGGCGCATTGTTGCAACCAAAAGGTCTGCCAGCATCTGTAAACCTTGGTGGTTCAATTAAGAATCCTGATGCAGCAGCAAGCGTAGATTCTGGTGATATTAAACTTACTAATGTAGATACAGGCAAGATTACTGACAATACAGATTTAAGCAAAACGCTTATTTACAACACCGATTTCAGCAATACTGGAACAGGTGGTTTGTCTGGAGTTGCAGGTGGTGGTAGTAATGTTGCTGCTACTGGTGCTGTAATGAGTGGTCTAGGCGTATTGGCAGGTAACTCAGATTTAGCAAAAGTTGGTGGATTGACAAACATTGCTGGTCAACTGCTTAACGCTGGTAGCGCAGAGGATGTATTAAATACTCTTGGCAATGTAGCAATTGGTTTGAGTGGTAATGCTGGAACTGTTGGTAGCGTAGTAGGTGGATTGACTGATAACACATCATTGTTGGCTAACAGTTTGTTGTCTTTGACTAGCCCACAACTATCAGCATTGAATACGATTTCTAATGCTCTTACAGGTTATAGCTTTGGTGATATTGTTAATGGTGTGGTAAATACCCCAGAGGGAACAGTTGATGAATATGGTTTGCTAGGCGCAGCCAATATTGCTAGAACTGATGACGCAAGCCGAAAGGCTGCTGGTGCTGCTTACGACAATTTAGCTGTCAATGATTTGCGAGTATTGGCTGAACTTGGTGACCAAGAAGCTAAAGCAACATTACTGGCTATGGCTGGTGGTGGTTCAACCTACAACCCAATCACAGACCTTGGTACAGCAAGTGGTGCTAGTTACTGGAATCTATTTACTCCTGTTGGTGGCAATGCTGCCAAGATAATCCAACGAGAAACAGCAGGAACAAGCCTCATATGACAGATAAACACTTGTTGGCTCAATGGGCTAAAAACTTACTTAATGATGACTTTTTCAAAGAAGTATTAGATAATTTGAAAAAAGAAAAGATTAGTGTAATAATTAACACAAGTGCAGAAGAATCTGATAGGCGTGAAGACGCTTACAGGCACATAAAGACATTAGAACTAATTACAGGACACCTAGAAGGCTTGGCCTCGGAAACTGTGATTAGAGATAAGAAGTGGAAGATTCTGTAGCCTAAAAGCTACACCTCCGTCCAGAAGGTGTCTGGCGATTTTTGAGATGACAAATGGAAAACACCAACCCACAAGGGAGTGAAAGCCTAGATGTAAACCAAGCCGCTTCAGCGTTAATGGGACTAATGGGTGATTCAGAGGAAGCCGAACAAGGCCAAACCGAAGAACAGCCAGAAGAACTACAAGCGTCTGATGAAGCTGATGCCGAGTATTCTGAGGAAGAAGAAGTCGAGCAACCAAAGCCTAGATATAAAGTCAAAGCTGCTGGTGAGGAGATTGAAGTTGACGAAGAAGAACTCATTAAAGGTTATCAGCAAGGTGTAGATTACACGAAAAAGTCTCAGGCTTTAGCTGAACAACGCAAAGCTGTAGAAGCAGAGCGTATTCACTTAGAGCAGGTGAAACAAGAACGACAGGCATATGCCCAGAAGTTGCAAGCGTTGGATAGCTTCCTTACGCAGCAAAATAAGGGTGTGGACTTAGATGTTCTAAAGGAAACAGACCCTATTGGCTATGCCGTAGCGGTAGCTGAACAGAATCAGCGTGAGAAGCAGTTAGCAGTAGTAAGGCAAGAACAGCAACGCATTGCACAACAGCAACAAGCCGAGCAACAAGCCTCTTTGCAAAACCATCTCCGTCAAGAATCTGAGAAGCTAGTTGGTCTGATTCCTGAGTTGGCTACGCCACAGGGTGATGCGATTCGGAAACAAATCCGTGATTATGCGAAGTCTGTTGGGTGGACTGACCAAGAACTCAGTTCCGTATATGACTCTCGGGCTGTGGTGAGTTTGTATAAAGCAATGAAGTATGAGCAACTTCAAAAGAGCAAACCTGAAGTAACCAAGAAACTTCAAGCTGCTCCTAAGATGATGCGTTCTGGGACTTCTGCGCCTCCTACAAAGTCATCGCAAGACAAACAGGTTATGCAGAGGTTGCGTGAAACTGGCAAAGTCCAAGACGCTGCTAAAGCATTTGAACGATTCTTTTAAATTTGGAGTATTAACATGGCTACATATCAAACATATACCGCTATCGGTATGCGCGAAGACCTCTCTGATGTAATCTATAACATCAGCCCCACAGACACACCTTTCATGTCTTCTATTGGCAAGACAAAGGCTACTGCTGTTCTGCACGAGTGGCAGACTGACAGCTTGGCTGCTGCTACTTTGTCAAACTTTGCGGTTGAGGGTGCAACAGCATCTGACGCTACTATGTCTCCAACAACTCGTGTTGGCAACCGCACTCAAATCGCTCAGAAAACAATCAAGATTTCTGGCACTTTGCAGTCTGTTGACAAAGCTGGTCGTAAGTCTGAAAAGGCTTATCAGTTGGCTAAAGCCTCTGCTGAAATCAAGCGTGACATGGAAACATCATTGTTGAGCAACCAGATTGCTGCCAATGGTGACTCTACTACTGCTCGTAAATTGGGTGGTCTGCAAGCATGGTTGAACAGCAACTACTCTGGCGGTACTGATGGTGTTGCTGGTTCTTTGGGTACAACTGCTCGTGTAAACGGCACAAACCGCACTTTCACAGAAGCCTTGTTGCAATCTGTTGTTAAGAGCGTTTACGCTTCTGGTGGCAACCCCAAAGTGTTGATGGTCAACCCTGCACACAAGCAAGTTGTTTCAGCTTTTGCTGGTATCGCTGCTCAGCGTTTCATGGCCCCATCTAACAGCCCAACCACAATCGTGGCTGCTGCTGATGTGTACATGAGCGATTTCGGTACAATTTCTGTTGTTCCTAACCGCTTCATGACTTCCACAAACTCATGTGACGAGACAGCATTTGTGCTTGACCCCGACATGGCTGCTATCGCTTACTTGCGTCCTTTCCAGACCAACGAATTGGCTGTTACTGGCGACAATGAGTCAACACAGTTGTTGGCTGAGTACACCTTGGAAATCAAAAACCAAGCTGCACACGGCATTATTGCGGATTTAACGCCATGATAGTCGCATAGAC